ATGAACGGCGAGCGACTGTCCCGCGAGCAGGTGCGCGCCACTGCCACCGTGGGCGACGTAACCTACGACCGCCGCGCGCACGGCAGCCCCGAGTACTGGGCCTGGCTGCGCGACCCAGACACCCAGGTCACGCAAGCGAACCTCCTGTCCGCCAAGGTCATGAAAATGCGCGGCAACGGCATCATGATCGGCGGATGGGAGGAACAGCCAGGCGGTCCGCCTGTGCGGCAGGCTTGGTGGTGCGTGCCGCTGCTGGGCGGCTAGGGCTTGCCGGCCTGCTGCTGCGCGATCTGCCGCACGGCGTCGCCGGACTGCTTGCTGCCCCGGCTCGACCCGATGAAGTAGGCGATCGCGCCTGTGAGGCCCAGCTCGACGGTCGAGAAGGCCCGGGTCATCAGCGCGCGCACGAACTCGTCGTCGGGCATCTTGCCGAAGAAGAACAGCGCCACCTCGCCGGCGTACAGGGCCAGCAGCAGGAAGAAGATGACCTGCGGCATGTTGTCCTTGGTGGCCACCTGACGGGCGCGGGCGTCCTGAACGTCATGCAGCACGGCCGCGTCGGCCGCCTGGTTGATCGTCAGGACGTCGATGTCCAGCTCCCGCATCTTGGTCTGGAAGTTGAACTCCGCCTGCTTGATGGCCGCGATCTGCTCGCCGCTCAGCTGGCCGGTGGTCATGGCGCGCTCGAGGTCCGCCTCGGTGGCCTTGTCGTTGCCCAGCAGCTGGCCAGCCAGCACCGACACCGCGGCGCCGGCGAGCGGGCCGCCCAGCGCCGCGCCCAGCGCCGGCGCGACACCGCCGACGAACTTCTTCCAGTCGAAATCAGCCATCGCTCAGCCTTCCATTGCCTGGAGGTTGGACGCGATCCGCTTCGCCCAGCCACGACCGAACGCCGGCCAGGTGGCCAGGTCCGCCATGAACTGGAGGCGGTAGCCGTTGAAGCGCGGCGCCAGCGTCGGGCCAGCGCCGGCCGCGGCGGCGAGGGTGACCGGGCCGATGGCGCCGTCGTCGGCGACGCCAGCCGCGCGCTGCAGCCACTTGGCCGCCTGCCCCGCCCCGCTGTTCACCGCCGCGTCGAAGACGTCGAAGCGGACCGACTCGGGCAACTGGTCAGCCTTCACGGCGTCCCAATACAGCCGGCGGTAGATGTCCTTGGCGGTCTCGATCGGCAGATGCCGCATGTCGCCCAGATAGCCGCTCGCCCGCGCGACCCGCGCCGTCACGCCGAACATGGTCTCGCCGCCCGGGTCCGACGGGTGGAAGCTGTAGCCCCCCTCGTGACCGATCAGGCGTTCGAATGCTGCGTTGAAGTCCATCAGTGCAACCCTCCCGGCGCCGTAGCGCTCTCCGGCGGGGTGTCGCCCGCCCACGCATGCCAGCTCATGAGCAGGCCGAAAAACAGGGCGCCCGAGACCGCGATCGATCCCCACTGCGGCCACTCGCCCCACCATGGCTGGAAGCCCGATGTGAAGCCGGCGGCCACATAGGCCGCGTATTCGAACGCCACGCGGTTCAGCGTGCTCTTGGTCATCGCATTGAGACGGCAAGCAGACACAAAGACCACACCTGCGCACAGAGCCAGATTCGCCAACGCGAAAAGGAGCTGGGGAACAGTGGCTTGCATCATGGCTGGCCTCCCTTGCCGCCGCGCCACAGGTCCAGCAGGCTGAACACGAGCTCCTTGGCACGCGAGAGCAGCGACCCCCAGTCGTCGCCGATGAAGCCGATCAGCAGCGCGATCGGGGCGATGGTGGTGCGCGGCGCCAGCTGCGGATAGCGCGCCTGCAGCACCAGCGCCGCGCCGACCGTGAGCAGGATGGCCAGGCCAACCACACGGGCGAAGTACCACATCGCCGCCCGGCGGCTGGTCTTCTCCCGCCGCTTGAGGGCGAAGGAACCGCCAACGCTGGATGCAATGATGATGGTCATATAGGGTCCAATCACTGCGGCGACATCGGGGCTGAAGAAGATGGCGGCGATGAAGACGAACAGGCCGACAACGTCGGTGAGTGACTGCTGGGGCACCTACGATCCGATCAGTTGACAAGCCAGTACCAGAACACCTCTGCGCCTGTAGCCGCGGAACCATCCCCTGTCCGCAGCGTGAAGGAGGTGCCGGCGGTTCTGACGGACACGTAGATGCCTTTGTCCGCTGCCAATGTGCATGCCGCCGGGTTTGCCGGCTGCAGGAAGATCAGGCTGGCCGCAGAGACGCATGTGTTGTTCACAACCGTCGTCGCGGCCGCACTGAGCGTGGCGCTCCCGACTGGCCCGTTTGTCGTTCCAAGGGACTGGAGCTTCCCACTGGGTGATTCGACGTCGAACTTGATCGTCCCAGCATCTCCGCCAAAGCGCGCACGGTAGAACGAAGCCCCGGCGTTGGTGGACGGGTTGTGCACTTCCATCGTGACCGGAGAATTGACTGAACTGCTGTCGTGGACCACGAAGGCCGGGACCTGGGTGCCGCCATTGGCGGTTCGCTCGTAGCGGAACGACCCCTCCGGAAGTTGAAATTGAGAGACACGCTTGTGAGCGGTTCTGTACGTGCCGAGCATCTGCGTGCGTGAGCCTGAATCAGCCAGCGGCACCCCATCGATATACACGTTCTCGGACAGAATCGTGTGCGTGACATTGGCTCCTACCGAAACGTTCGTCGTGTTCGACTCGAACCGGCAGTAGGCAATCGTGTTCGCGTTGGACGTGGCAGTCGCAGGCTCGGTGATGCTGATGCCAGTGGTGCACACTTCGATCTGCGACTCGAGCACCACGTTGTGATTGCCACCGTTGATGAGCATCCCCGTGGGGCACGCATTGGCCCGGCAGGACTCGAAGGTGTTGTCGTTCACGTACGAAGAAACACCAGCACCGTCCCTCGTGAGGTAGAAGCCGCGCACGCCGCACGACTGCACCTTCACACCCTTGAACCGGTTGTAGACGCAGCCGCCCGAAGTCGATGAGTGCAGCTTGATGCCGTCCGTCAGGAAGCCTGAAACGGTCACGTCTTCAAACCACCCCTCCGATACCGAATCCATGTCGATGCCCGTCGCACCGGTCGAGGTTTGGATCAGCAACCCTCGAATGACGTTGGAGAAGATGCGCGTTCCGGACCCAGAGACCGACAGCAACGCGACGGCAGTTCCGGCGCCGACATAGTTGATCGTCGCGACCTTCTTGCCGTCAGCCAACAGGCACTGCCCGTCGCGCAGTGTGATCGTGCTGCTGGTCTTGTAGGTGCCAGGAGGAAAGCGAACGGCCATCGAGGCGGCCAAAGCAGCCTGGATGCCGGCGGTGCTGTCGATGGCGCCACTCGGATCAACGCGCGGGCCGCTCACGCCATTGGCGTAGTAGTCGGTGACCGACACAATTTCCCTCGCCTTTTCCTGCGCGGAAATTGGTGCGGCTCCGGCTCCGGCCTGCACAAATGTCAGCGCATCCAGCGGACCTTTGCTTCCCGCGTAGGCCGCCGCGATCGCACTTGCGACCTGCGTCTGGGTAAAGTCAGAAACCGTCGGCTTTCCGGTGATCGGGTCGAACGCCAGTAAACGGTCCGTCCGAAGGGAAGCCTTTGGAAGGACTTGCACCTGCTCCGGATACGGAACACGAATGGCGCCTCCAACGAGTGACCGAACACTGCTAAGCGCCAGCCAGATGCGGTCGAAGTCGTTGTCCTGGGTCTCGGCCAGGATGTCGCCGTTCTGCTGGTAGTCGGTCGTTCGCTCCAGCACCACGTCGCTCTGCAGGCTGATGGAAACGCCCGCGCCGGGCGCGACGGGGAAAGTGACTGTGCCGCCGGCATCATTGCCCAGTCCGGAGACGGTGTAGCTCCCCGAAGGCTGCGTCACGTCATTGAGAATGACAGCCAAGTCCTGCGCCTCGAGCACCTTGAACGGGTACGCGAAGGCGGTGGTGACGCCGTTGCCGACGTAGTTGACGTATGGGACTTGTTCCTGGACTGCCATAGGGGCCTCGCTTGTTGCGCAGGGGCCCCTGGGCCGGCCTAATCCGCGACGAGCTCGACCTCGTGCACCCCGCTGTTCGGGCGCCAATCGTCAACCGGGAGTGCGGTCGCATTCCCGACTTTCCGGCCGATGCGTACCGGCTCGTCGGCCATGGCTGCAGCCGCGGCGTCCAGTTCGTCGTCCGGCTGCTCGCTGATTGCGGGGTTCCAGTCGCGCATCTTTTCCTCGACCTGGTCCAGCACCGACACGTGTGCCCAGAGGTAGCCGCCCGACAGGGGCGCGTCGAAGGCGCCCAGAATGCGCAGGTTCTTGTTGCCGGTGGTCGGCAGGTCCTTGACCCCGCACTGCAGCCGACGCGCCTTGAGCGCCGCCTTGAGCAGGCCCGGCGCGTGCGTGCCCACGCCGTTGTTCTCGATCGTCACACGCGGGATGCTCAGCTTCTCGACCACGTCGCAGATCTGCCAGACCTGGCCGCCGATGATCTTGCCGCCCTCGTTGAAGGTCGCAATCTCCCCTTCCAAGGCGATCGCACGGTGCCAGAACAGTTGCCCACCTTCGTCCTGCAGGATGAGGCACAGGGCCGACACGTCGCTCTTGAGCTTCCCGCCTGCCGGGTCCCAGCGCATCGAGGCGCTGACGATGCGGGTCTTTCCGAGCCACATGGTGCGCTCGTCGTTCATCGGCCGGAACGTCGGCTCCACGTCGTACGCCCGCATCTTGTCGGGGTTCAGCCTGATTTCGTGGATGGGCTTGCTGTGCAGCTGGTACTGGCTGTCCCACTCGTTGATGGTGCGGGTCTTCTTGCGGCGCTTCTCCAGCTCGGCGGCGTCGAATCGCTCGGGCCAGGCCACGCCGGCGTAGCAGTCGATCAGCCCGCCCGGCGCCGCGGCGAACACCAGGCGCCGCCCCTCCATCCGGTAGTCGGTGCCGGCCGCCAGCAGGCGCGCATGCTTGCCGATGCCCGAGAACACGAACTCCGGAACGAACGGCACGACGTAGGTCGCGTTCTTCGCCTGCTCGATGCGGTGCTCCTGGGCGAACATGCGGATGGTCAGGCAGTCGGCGCCCAGGCGCTCCTGCTCGTCGTAGAGGCTGTCATGGGTGTGGGGCGTGCCGATGTACAGCTGCCGGCCGCCAGGCACCAGGATGTGCGTCTGCTCGCCCAGCCGGTAGCGCAGCTTCTCCCGGGCCTCGGGCGTCTGGATGTTGCGCGGCACCTCGACGTCATCGTTCTGGCACTCGTCGGCGCGCGCGCTGGTGACGTTGGACAGGATGCCGCGCGCGTACATGCTGGCATTGCGGGCGTCCGTGGCGCCCTCCACCCACCATTCCTGCACCCCGCCTTCGCGGAACAGGCCGCGCGTGAGCGGGTGCGACCGCAGGACGTTTTGCGTGTCCCGGCTGGTCTTGTAGGCAGTGGGGTCCGATTCGGACTGGTGCAGGATGCGGTACGTCGGCCGGCTGTGATAGCGCCAGGCGTTGTAGACCGCCAGGATGGTCGACTTGGAGAAGCCGCGGTGCGCGCGCAGCACGGCGAGATCGCCGCGGTGCTCCATCCAGTGGCACACCCGCAGGTGGATGGGGGGAACATCCCAGGCGCGATGCTGGCCCCACATGAGGTAAAAGGCCGCGAAGGAGATTTCACGTCTTGCCATGGATGCGGCGGTCGAACTCCGCCTTCGCTGCTGGGTCCTGCATGCGTGCCAGCACGCGCTTGGCCTCCTTTTCGGCGGCGTCGACCTCGGCGTCAAGGTCTTCCTGCGGGTCGGTCACGGCTGTCGGGGCGTCCTCGCCGCCGGCGCTACGCTCGCGCACCACATCGACCAACGATTGGATGCGTTGCATCAGGGCGATGGTGGCCACCGCGTTCTTCTTCGACCAGTAGCGATCGCCCCGGGTCTGTTTGTCCATGGCCGCCAGATCGATGCCGATGCCGGGCCACTTCTGCGGGTCGGCCTCGTCCAAGAACAGGTCTGTCAGCCGCTCGTGCAGGGTCTGCATCTTCTCGAATTGATCTTGCCTCATTGCCCCACCGCCTTTCCAACGTTCGGCGCCCGCTCGGGCAGGCCGGTGCCGGGCTTCCACCAGTAGTCCTGCCCCCACTCTTTCTGCGAGCGCGCCCGCATCTTGGCCAGGTAGCCCGGGCTCAGGTTCTCCTGCAGCGCGTTCAGGCCGGCGTGATCCAGCGCGGCGCGCGCGTACCAGAGCGAGGTGTACGGCGTGTTGCTCTTGGCCAGGCGCAGCATGCGCGCGCCGAAGTGCGAATCCTTTCCGTCGGCCGCGCGGTAGCCTTCCTCCAGTGCCACGCCCAGACCCTCGCCCACCGTGCTGACGGTCGGGCCGAACAGCGTGCCAGCGAACGAGCGCGCGAAGCCGCCGGGAGAGTCGTTCGGGTCGTTGAGCAGCATGTCGCCAGCGATCGACAGGCCGCCACCCTGCGCCAGCGACTTGGTCCAGAACTTCGCCGCGTGGTCCCCGGTCATGTCGATGGGGTCCTTGCCGGAGATGATCTGCTTCGCCTGCGTGGCGATCGCGCCCAGCGCCGTGGTGGTGAGCATCAGGGCGCCGGCGTACATGACCCGGTTCGCCATGGCTGGCGCGCTGCCGTCTGCCACCTTGGGCGCCTCCAGCGCACGCCGCCAGTGCCGCGAGATCATGGCGATGGGAAACGACTTGAACTGCATGACGCTGCGCGCCAGCTCACCAGTGACGGTGCCGCGCTGCTTCCCGCCACCGGATGCCAGGGTCTTCGTGGCCAGGTCGGGATTCAGCACGGCGTACTCGCTCTCGTCCTGGATCAGGCCCAGCACCTTGGCGACGACCTCATTGGCATTCGGGTCGCCGCCGGCGCGGATGGCTTCGGGCGTCAGGTGCTCGACGCCGTTGAAGTCGGTGAGCTGCGCCGTGCGGATCACGGACCAGTCGTCCTCGGTGATGCCCTTGCGCTCCATCAGGGCGCGGTCCCATTCGGACAGGTTGCCCCAGTCCGTTTTCGACATGCGGGCCATGCCCTGCATCATGGTCAGGCTGAACGAGCGGCGCAGCGTGTCCGTCCAGGCGTTCATCAGCGACAGCTTGAGCGTGCTGTTGGCCAGCCGGCCGGACCAGTTCTGCCGGATGTTGTCGCCCGTCCAGCGGTTCAAGTCCCCGATCATCGACTCGGCGATGATCCCGTGCGCCGTCATGAAGTCGCGGGCATCCTTGCTGGTCGCCGTCTTCGTGATGTTCTTGACCGCGTTCCAGTAGCCCAGCTTGTTGTAGCCGGTGGTCACGAAGTACGTGCCCAGGTCGGTGATGCTGGAGATCACCGCCGAACCCAGCTTCCCGAAGGTCTGGATGTTCCGGGCATCGGTGCCCAGCTGCGCCAGCCTGGCCGAGCGTGCAGCGCCGGCCGCCCCGCTGATCTGGTCCCAGTAGCTCTCCGGGCGCAGCATGAAGGACCGCTCCGAACCGCCGGCGCGCTCGGCCACGTCGATCTGCAGGCGCATCTGGGCGTTCGGGTTGGGGCCGTACCGCTCGACCAGCCCGATATCGCGCGCCAGGCGGCCAACGTGCCCGATCACGGCGTCGTACATGCTGCCCGTGCCGAAGTCCTGCATGTAGGCGAGGTAGGCGTCCGCGTCCCTGAAGTGAATCTGCCGGCTCTCGCTGCCGGCGTTGGCCTTGGCACCCGAGCCCCGGAACTGACCGGGCGCCGTCTTGTTCAGCCCCTCGGTGGCGATCGTGTCGTAGGCCGATGCGAGGAAGGCGCGCACCTCGGCGTCGCTCATGCGGCTGCCGTCCTCGAGCACGTAGCGCGACCGGTCCAGCTGCGGCAGCGTCTTGTCCACCCAGGCAGTGACGCCGGCGCCGCGCACCCGGGCCGCGTCGTGCGGCTGGGGGATGTAGCCGTAGTCGAGCTTGCCGACGTCCCCGCCGGCGGCGTTGAACCGCTGGCGCATGCCCTCGATCGTGTCCAGGTAGGCCTTCGCCCCCTCCTGCGCCACCTTGTTGCCGGTATGGCCGTCGGCGTTGCGGTAGATCTCGGCGGCCACGTCCCGGGTCATCTGCGGGTTGTCGGCGTCGAACAGGAACATGGAGATGCGCCGCAGCGGCGACGTGCCGGTGGTCGTGTTCACGGCGTCCATCAGGTCCATGAGGCCGCCGACGGCTTCCTGCTTGATGCCGCTGATGTAGGCGCCGGTGTTCTCGATGTCGCGCACCAGGGCCGCCGACCGGCTTCCGCCATGCACCGCCTGGGCGTCATTGACCCGCTGGTCGGTGGCGGCCGTCTTCAGCACCTGCAGCTGGGCGTTCTGGACCTTGCGCGCCGCCTCGGCCAGGACGTCCTGCATGGCTTGCTGCGACGCGGCTACCATGCGCTGGTCGAGCGTCAAGGCCCGCCAGTTGGGGTCGGTGCGCGCGAGCTGGCGCATGGTGGCGCTCAGCCGGTCGTCGATGGCCTTGAGCTGGCCGTTGCTCAGGGCTTGACGGCCCAGGGCTTTGGCAGCACTCTGCACGGCCGCTACGCAATTCGGGTGCATGTGAAGTCCTTTCTGCTGTTCTGTCTCGGGATCGCCGCCTTGTTTTCCCTGGTGCCGCTGTCCACATGGCTGGCCACCGGCCGATGGCAAGACGCCGTCTGGGCGGCCAAGCGCTTCGGCTGGCTCATGCTGCTGCTCATCGGGATTCCCGCGGCGATCGGCACGCTGATCGTGGGCATCGACCTACTGCTGACGTAGAAAGCACGTCGCCGCGACGTCGAGCAGGCTGGCGTCCTGGGCATCGTCCGCAGCCTCCTTCTTGATTCGCTCGAGCAGGTCTGCCGCTCGGACCGGGCTGTCCATGCCGTCCAGCTGCACCATCAGGTCGGGGGCGTCCGCTACTGCCTGCTGCGCGCGGGCATCGAGCGCCGCTGCCTGCTGGTCGCCCGACCCGCCGCCCTCCTTCGCCGCCGGCTCGCCGCGAGGAGCCTCCGCGTTTGCTGGTGCTGGTGCTGCTGACGCCGGTGCGCCTGCCTCCTGGGGGCGGGCCTCGGCTGCTGCTGGTGCTGGTGCCCGGGCGGACCGGGGTGCACGCAGTGGTGTTTCGACCGGCGGTGCGAAAGCCTCCCGGATCGCCATGGCCAGCCGGCGCGGGCTGCTGGCCGGCGCATCCAGTTCCCCGCGCTGGGCGCGAAGCGCTTCCAGGTCGCTGTCCAAGCGTCCGACTTCCTCGCTGGCGCGCTGGGCCCGGGCGTTGCTCTCGACCATGTCGGTCAAGCGCTGCAGCTGCGCTTCGTGCTCGGCGATGGCGGTGCGCGTCTCCTTCTCGGCCGCGGTGGTGGCGCGCTTGTAGCTCAGCCCCTCTCCCTCCTGCAGTTCCTTGGCCCTGGCCTTGATCGTCGCCGGGCTGTCGTCCGGACGCTGGGACTGCAGCTGCTCGATCTGGGCGCGCAGGTCCCGGATCTGGCCGGGGTCTGCCAGGTTGCCCGCCTCAGGCAGCGCCGCCGCGCGCCGGCTTTCGGCCTCGGCGATCATGTCGTCCAGTAGGCGCCCGGTCCGGACATCGTCCAGGCTGAGCAGGTCATCGACCCGCACCGGCTCGCCGGCGGCCATTTGGTCGTGCGCGCGCTCCATGGCCTGCTGGTGGCGGTTGATGCCGGGCAGGTCGTCGTCCGGCGTCAGGCGGTAGCTGTCCACCGCGGCGGCCGTCTGGCGCGTGCGCGCGGCGGCGACACCGTCCGCATCGGCCGTCGCCCCGATCCGGCCGTCGCGCAGCATGGTGGACCCGTCGGCGACGTACTTGCTGGTTTCCGCCGGCAGCAGGGCGCGCCAGTCAGAGCCGGACTTCTTCGCCTTGGCCAGAGCCTTGTCCAGGTTGCCGGGCCCCCAGTTGTAGGCGGCCAGCGCCATCTCGTCGTCGCCGTAGTGCTTCTGCAGGGCGGTGATGTAGTCGCGCCCGACCCGCGCGCGCTCCGCGGGGCTGTTGTCGGCCGCTGGCCGCACGCCGTAGCCCGGGTCCAGGTTGGTGCTGTCGAGCACCTGCATCTCGCCCTTGGCGCCCTTCGGGCTGGTCAGGATCTGGCCGTCCTTGCCGTAGCGCTGGCCCCGGCTCTCCATGTGCTGCACCACCTGCTGGATGGTGGTCGGCGGAACCTGCGCCGGTCGAGCGCGCGCGCCGCGCACCGCCCAGGCGCCGAAGCCGGCCGGCACGATGGTCGACAGGGCGATACCGACCGGGTCGAACGGGTCGTACGTGTCGGCGATCTTGTCGTAGCCGCCATGCTCGAGAATGGCGCGCTCTGCCGCGTTCTGCGCCATGAATGAGCCCGGCCCGCCGACGACAACCGCAGCCGCCGTCTTGGCAACCGATCCGGGGATGGCCACCGGGACGGCGATCGACGCGCCGGCCGCGACGCCAGCGACAGCGCCGGCCGCCGTGCGGGTGCCCAGGTCGACACCCTGCTGCTTGAGCTTGTCGGACTCGGCCATGCCCACGTCACCGGCCAGCAGGAAAGGCGCAGCCGGGCCGGCAGCCAGGGTGTACCCCACCGCCTGCGTCGCGAACTGCGTGATGCCGGCAATGATCTGCTCGCTCGCGTGCGTGCTGGCCGGGTCCGGCATGATCTCCTTGGCGCGCGTGCGGAAGATGTCGCCGGCCTCGTTGCTGAACTGCGGACCGGTGTCGAGCAGCTTGCGGCGCGCTTCCTCGCGCTGCTTCTTCTCCTCTTCGGTCGGCAGCGAGAACATGCCCCCGCCGCCGCCGGTGTAGCCCGTGGCGCCAGCGGTTTCGCCGAAAGCCCCGGTGACCTCGGCGCCGAAGGCCAGGGTATTGGCCGCAGCTGCCGCAACGCCACGCGGCACCCCGCGCAGGGCGCCCAGCACGCTGAACCCCTGCTCGGGCGGCAGGTCCGGCCGGGGCCGGCGCACCATGTCATCGAGCGCCTGGTCGGTGCCCTCCTGGAACATCGAGTCGATCATTGGCGGGGCCCGATCTGCAAGGCGATGCGCTTGCCTTGCTCGTTCGTGACAAGCGTGCCGCCGGCGCGCACGTTGTAGACGCCCTGGCCAGCGTGCACCAGCTGGGCGTCGGGGATGGACTGGACGAACTTGTCGAGCGGCAGACGCGCCTGGCCGGCCATGACGAAGCCGCCCGGCGCCTGGCTCTGGACGTCACCCAAGGTGATGGCGCCCAGGCGCTTCTCGAATTCCGGCTCCTTCATGCCGTAGGGCAGCGGCAGCTTGCCGCCGTTGCGCTCGATGATCCCGCCGGTGGCCAGATTGATGGCATTCTCGACGTCGCCGCCCTTGGCCGCGGTGATCAGGAACGCGGCATTGATGATCTGGTCCTCGGCCTGCTGGTTGGAGTAGGCGCCCCGCACCTGCTTGGCGATCTGCGCACGCCAGCCCGATTCGACGGCGCCGTCCGGCTTGACCGCCTTGTCCTTGATGGCCTGCTCGCCCCTGAGCACCAGCTCGGCGGTGTACCGGCCCTGCGTGGTCTTGGAACTGGCGAAAGCCATGGCCGTGCCGATCACCCCGTCCTTGTCCTGCAGCTGCTTGGCAACCGCCGCCACGCGGTCCGCATCTCCCACCAGGGCGCCCATCTGGCCCAGCACGCCGGCCGCCTGGTCAGCGGGCAGCACGCGCACGAGTCGAGTGACCTGGTCCGCCTCGTCCGGCTGCAGGGGGCTGACCTTCTTGCCGGCCCAGGCCTCGACCGTGCCGATCTCCTGCATGCGCTGGCCGATCACGGAGATGGCCTGGTTCGCGTCGCCAATGGCGATCTGCGGCGCCTGCTGGATCACACCCACGCTCTGGGCCGCCGACCATGCGTTCTCGTCCACCTGCTTGCGCAGGTTGTCGTCGATCCGCTCGGCACGCAGGATCAGCTCGTTCTGTTCGGGCGTCACGCCAGTGGCGGGGTTCGCACGGCGCGCGCGCATGGCGTTCAGGGACTCGGCGCGCTGGTCGGGTGGCATGCTGGCAAACCCGGCCACCTGCTTCTGCGAGGCCAGAAGCGCATTCACCTGACGCTCCAGGCCCGTGCCGGCCGCCTTGGTCGACAGGTCAGCGATGAAGTCCGGCGACAGGTAGGCGCCACTCATCGACAGCTCGATGCCCTTGTCCAGCGCGGTGTTCGCCTCGTTGTAGCGCTTGGTGGCCAGCCGCTCGGCCTTGTCGGCTTCCCGCTCCTGCTTCGCCTCCATCGACTGCTGCCAGCCGAAAAGGGTCTGGTCCAGCGCCGTCCGGCGGGTCGGGTCCAGGGCATCCCCCTCGGGGCTGTTCACGCGCTGGCGCGCCGCCTCCACCGCCTTGGGGTCGCCCGACTGCATGGCGTCCTGCCCGAGCCGGCGCATGGTGTTGTAGGTGACCTTCTCGGAGAATCCCGCCTTCATGCGCTGGATGTCGTCCGGGGCGAGTCCGGCATGCGGCGCCAGCGCGTCGATCTGGGCGAAGTACTCGGCCTGGGCGCGCTGCGGGTCGCGCGCGGCCGTGCGCTCGTACTGCTCACCCAGGGACAGGATGTTCGCCTTGGTGTCCTGCTGGTTGCGCTTCGTGACGGCATCGCGCACGCCGTTGGCGCCCTTGCGCTGCAGGTTCTCGAACTCCACGCCCAGCATGCCGGAGAACTCCGGCGACAGGCTGCTGGTGCGCCCGTCGAGCATGGCGCGGCTGCGGTCCGCCCACTCCTGCTCCGCCTTGTCCTTGGCGATCGTGCCGTCCAGGATGCCGCGATTGACCTCGTCCTGCAGGTCGGCCAGGTCGTTGACGGTGGTGGCGCGCACGCGCGCGGCGGCGGTCTTGGCCTCCAGGTCCTTGCGCTGCTCGGCCTCGCGGGTGTTGATGGCAACCTGGTCGATGGCCGCGCCGGCGGCGATGTTGCCCAGCCGCTGCGTGGCTTCGGCGACTGCGGTGTCGGCCTGCTGGCGCACCGCCTGGCGCGGCGCGGCGATGACGTTGCCGAAGGAGCCCTGTGGAATCTTCATCGCGTGCCCTTCACCCGTTGACCTTGACGGCGCTGCCGGCGCCGCCCGACTTCCAGCCGGAGGCCTTGCCGTAGCTGCCGGCCGTCGAAAGGAGTGTCCCGGCCGCGTTGATGTAGCCGGCCTTCTTCGCTGCGGCGCCCTGCTGCCGCACGACCTCGGCCTGCCCACTCAGGCTGCTGCCTCGTCGGTCCCCGCCAATGATGGTCTGCAGGGCATCGCTCTCGCTGTCCTTGATGATCTGCTCCTGAATCTTGAGCGCCGTGCCGGTGTCCGACGACACCCCCGACGCCGACAGCGCGGCTTTGGACTCGCCCACCTGTGCGCGCGCCGCCTTGCGGATGCGCTCGGCCTGCGCCGCGGCGTTGTCCTCTTCCTGGCCGGCCTGTGTTGCCAGTTCCTGGCCCTGCATCTTTGCCGCCTCGTCCTGCGCTTTGCCCGACTGGATGGCGCCGTAGGCCGACGCCCCCGCTCCGGCCACGCCAGCGGCGAGCAACGCGATCTCAATGCCTGTGCACATGTGTCAGTTCTCCAGTACGTCAAAGATGGGGCCGACATAGCGCAGGCCGAGCGCGCGATACAGCGACTCGGTCTGCTGCACCTGTACCCCGGTGCTGATTCCGGCGGTTGCGCGGCGTGCGCCTATCTCACGTGCCCAGCGCCGATAGGCTCGAATGAGGCCGACTGGAGCGGCGCCGCCGCGGCTGCCCGGCTCGATGAACAGCGCGATGTCGAATGCAACGAGGGCGGTCGACGCCCAGTGCTCGGATGCCGCGGCCGCCATTCCTCCGGCGATAGACCCAGCCCGATCGACGACCTTCACAAAGCCCAGTGGGCTGTCGATGAGCGCACCAAGCATCTTCTCCGCCTTGTCGGCAGCGAACGGCAACCCCCTGAACTCCGGCGACTCGTCGTGCATGAGCCGGCCAAGTTCGACCAGGCGCGGGATATCGGTGTGAACTGCGTCTCGAATCATGCTCACCCCTGGTTGAACGTCCACTTGCGGACGACGGCGAGGATCTGCCACGGCAATGGCTGGTCCTGCGTGATGACCACGACCGAATCGCCGTCGGCCCAGCCCAGGTTCTCGATCTTTTTGAACCCGGTGAACTCGCGCGGCGCCTGGTCGAAGTGGTCCTGGCTGAACTGCCGGAACGACAGCACCTGCCCGTTCACCTTCACCCCGATGGTGTCCAGCAGGCGCACGTAGATCTCGCCGCGGTCCATCGCGGAGGCCTGCGCGCTGCCCATCTGCCCGGCAACCTCGGGCGGCAGGAGTTTGATAGTGCTGGTGTAGTGCAGGCCGATCTCCACCTGATTGGCCGGCCGGGTCAGCGTGACCTGCCCCCCCGCCACCGCCTGCGGCGGCATCACGGAGCCGTCGGCAACGATGTCGACCGTCTTGCCCTCCAGGTGGGCGAGGCCAGCCCAGACGCTCGATCCGCCCGGGCTGGCGCCCGTGATGCCGGCATCCGTGTTCAGGGTGCGGTCGAACCGCTCCACGTAGCGCACCGTCGAACCTCCGACGGTGCGGCGCACGATGGCCCAGGTCTGGTCGCCTTCTGCTGCCGGGATGGTGGCGACGGATTCGAAGGCGCCGTCGGTCGTCTGGCGCGCCCAGCCGATCACGTCCTGGTCGCGGTCGTAGGTGGACGTGGCCAGCACGCCGTCGTCACGCACCGCGAAGATCAGCTTTCCCGGGTCGTCCTGCCAGGTCATGGAGGACACGCCAGCGCGAATCAGGTGCTCGGCCAGGACCGACATGTCCGGCGCCGCCCAGCGGCCCAGCTCCTCGCTGTAGCCGACGGCGCGCACGCTGCGACCGGTGCGCTGCACGAACAGTTCCTCGTTGCCCACGCGCAGCGGCCGAACCTGCTTGCACCCGAAGTTGCTGCGAGGCTTGACCCGCACGTTGGTCGGGGTGATCGGCTTCTCGATGCCGCCCTCCACCGTGAACTCGCCGCCGTAGGTCATGACGACCAGGGATTCCATGGCCGCCAGGTACAGGATCGGGTTGACGTAGTCGCTGGCCAGGTCGTACTGGAAAGCCTCGTCGTCGTTGGTGCCCAGCTGGAAGACGAAGTACTCGCCCACGTTGGAGCCCCACACGCGCTGCGGGTAGGCCGGCGAGCCGGCGGCGAACAGGCGCTGCTGGAAGAACGTTCCGGTCCCGGGGTAGCCGTCGGTGGCATTCCACACCGAGTGCTCGATCGTCCACGCATCCGGCGCGGCGTCGACCGTGGACGCCAGTTCCTGCTCGACGATGCCGCGCGCCTCCTTCGAGTTGATCACCTGCGTGATGCGCACCAGGCCGCCATTGATCCGCACGAACCCCCCGACGTCCGAGAACCGGAACACATCGGCCTGCGTGCTGGTCGCGGAGATCTGCTTGGCCACCGTGCCCGGGTCGACTGACGTCCCGGGATTGTTCGCCAACGCATAGGCGAAGGTGTCGGCGTCGTAGACGTAGATCGAGAAGACCCCGTTGTAGCCGGCCTGGTCGGTGTCGGCGATCTGGACGACGTCGCCGCTGACAAGCCCGTGCGCCGTGCGGGTGGCCGTCACGAACCCGCCACCCCATGCAAGGGACGCGATGTCATACGCCGTGTCGAATACCCGGTCCACCGACGCACTGGACGTGAGGGTGATCTCCGCGCCGACTGGCCCGGTCGCCGACGGCACCAGCGTGGCGCGCGGCGAGCCGAGCATGCGCCAGTCGCCGCCGGTGTAGTTGGCCGAGTCAAAGGCGGCGGTGATCGTCGCCGTAACGTTCGATGCGTCGAGGTAGTCGGTGATGACCGCGCTTCCGATGCCGGCCACGATTGTCCGGCCAACGTCCGAGTCGTAGAAGCTGTTGACGGCCATGAAGTTCCGGCCAGCCCCCGGCCCCGTGCCGCCGGTGATGGTCAGCGGCGCAGCGAAGGTGATCCCGATCTCGTCGAACGGGACCGGGTCGAAGGGCGCCGAATCGAGGATCCAGTTGTCGTCTCCGAAGCGCCGCAGCCGCTGGGGAAACACGTCCTGGTGCCACAGGAACATCGTGTCCGCGCCCTGCGTGTAGTCGATGGCGTCGAGCATGTCGGCCGAGTACGGGGTGGCGATCTCGTAGACGGCCGGCCCGCCGCCGGCCAGCACCTGCCCGTCAGGCTTGAACACCCGCATGTACAGGTGCCCGAACTCGAGGATGTACGCCTGCTCGCGGTTGAAGATGAACGGGATGAGCCGGGACCGCTGGTTGCCGAACTTGGCCGGCGCCACGAATGCGGTGCCCCAGCGCCGCACCGCGCCGCCCCACAGCTCGGGCCAGGCGTTCTCGATGATCTCCGCCCCGTTCGCGTAGCGCGCCACGTCCACGCGGCCACGCATCTTCGGCGTCAACTCGCCGGCCGTGAAGTTCGTCTGCGCGTAGGTGATCTTCGGCATGCTCAGTACACCCCGTCGCCCGCGAAGACCTGGCCGCGCAGGCGCGCCGACAGCAGCGGCGAATCGGTGATCTGCTCGGGCGGGTTCTCCTGGCCGTCGATCGCCTTGGCGATCCGGAATGCCGCCTGGAACTCGGCCATGGCAGCGTCCGCCACGGTGCTGGACTTCGTGATCGCGTACGCCATGGCCGCCTTCATGCGCAGCTTCATCAGGCCGACCAGCAGGTCGTCCCACTGCGCCTCGGGCGTGTCGGCGATGTAGCGCACATTCAGGATCGTGCCGTCGGTGAGCACGCGCCGCCCCGCCTCAAGCTGGTAGTCCACCGGCGCCCAGCACTCGCCCCCGATGTCCAGCAGGCGCAGGCACTCGGCCGGCAGCACGAACTGGGCGGGGTATCCGAAGGCCGGCGCCGCGGCCTCGGGCGCCAGCTGCGCGCGCTGCACACAGCAGTTCCATGGATGCGAACGCATCATCGCCTTGCGCTCGTCGGGGTAGAGGTTGGCCGCGATCAGCGCCCGGTCGGTGCCATCGGTGAACGAGCTGATGGTCTGCGCGCCCAGCAGGATCAGCGCTTGCGAGCAGATGGAAACGGGCGAGGCCATGATGCGATCCCTTCAAAAAAAAGGGCGGACCCGCGACGGCCCGCCCAACCTTGATTCACCAAGGAGGAGACAACTGGCGATCAGTTCGCCTGGGCGTAGCGGCAGTGCACCGTCAGCGTGCCGGTGGCCGTGGCGGCGGCGGTGAGCGTGGCAACCACGTCGTACTGCTTCTGCGGGTCCTTGGTCAGGCCCAGGACCTGCCACAGCGGCTGCTCGATCTCGGAGATGTCCAGCACCCCCGACTCGTGCAGGATGTCGGTCGCCGTGTTCACGATGGCGCTGGCGATCGACTGGGCCGAGGCGAAGCAGTCGGCGTCGACCACCGCGCCGCCGTTGGCCGCGATCTCGTAGATGCCGAAGTCGGCCGCGGCGCTGGTGATCGCGTCGCACTTGAGCAGCAGCTGCGACATGCGCACCGAAGAGTGCACGCGATGCAGGCGGAACTGCGAGCCGATGGAATCGCCGTTGGTGACTTCGACGGTGGCCACGTCCTCGTACAGCCGGCGCGGGCCGACCTGGACGTTTGATTTGCTGCTGGGGACGAGATCGCCCGCCAGCAGAGCGGTGGACTTGACGGTAACGACAGCCATGATGGTTTCCTTTCGTGTTCGGTGGCCGGCTCTTAGGCGGTCGTGTAGTCGATGGCGAGCACCTTGAGCTCGTCCTGGCGGACGGCGCCCATGCTCATCCAGGCGTAGGCCTCGACGGGGTGACCACGCTTCTGGGTGTTCTCGCCCACTCGGGTCTTGGTCTCGATGCCGGTGCCGTAGTGCACGGCCGACTTCGCCCAGGCCACGGTGCGCTTCTCGCCCGCGCCGCCGGCGCCGTTGTCCAGCGCCTGGTACGGGATCCAGGTGAAGCCCAGCCAGTTCTGCGCGATCTCGCCGGACTGCAGCATCTTCACGGCCATGAAGTCGGCCGAGGTGAGCGTGGTGTCAGCCATGATCTGGCGCACCATGGCGTCGTCATAGGTGATGAACAACTGCTCGCCGTTCTCGTTGTCGGCCTCGTTCTTGCGGAACACCGAGCGGGCGAAGATCGCCTTGGTCTTGGTGAAGCCGGTGCCGCCCGCCAGGATGATCTGGCCCGAGGGCAGCGCGATCGAAGACATGGCGCCGTTCTCGCTGGTCTTCTCCAGGGCGGTGTCGAGCAGCGCGCGGTAGATCGTCTTGTCCTTGCGACGGTTGGCGGCGGCCACCAGCAGGTCCACGTACTTGTACGTGGGATCGGCCGACAGCTTGGGCAGGTCGAAGGCGTCGACGGCCAGCAGGCGGTCGTAGTCGGCCATGTAGGCGATGCGCGTGGCGTTGTCCACGTTGCCGACGTGCTTGTCCTCGTAGCGGTTGGTCACCGCCTCCATCTCGGTCGCGCCGATGTTGTTCACGGTGAAGGACGAGCCGGCGATGCTGCCGCGGTCCATGACAGTGCCCTGCAGGCGGGAGACCTTCTGTTGCAGCGCTTCGCGGAAGGTGTCGTCGAACTGCTGCTTGAAGGCGGCGGTGGGGTTCTTGAGCATATGGACTCCTGAAAGGTGGGTCGGGTTCGGTTCGCCTTTCAGGGTGTCCAGCTACGCCGGGCCTGCTGCGTGGCGCTGGGCCGGCTGGAGCCTTCGCGCTACGGGTATTCGGGAGAGGGTGTCCGCGCACCACCACGGGCCTCTGATGGGGCGTGATGGTCGCGCGGGTGTGCGGTCGGAATCCCGACCAAACACGAAGGCTCAGGCGCTGGGGGCGCGGCCGTAGCGCTTTTCGTAGAGCGCGTTGATTCTGTTCTGCAGGTCTTGCCGGCGCGCGTCACGCTCGGGCAGCGCGTTCTTCTCGCCGCGCAGCTGGTTGATCTGGCTCTGCCAGTCCTGCGCCGCGGAGTCGTCGAAGTTGACTGCGGCGTCCTCGCCCAGCTCGGGGCCGATGGCGGCCAGGATGCGCATGAACGCCGGGTTGTTGCCCAGGCCCGATGCCTCGATGTCCTCGAAGCTGAGCCCGGCCTTGGCGCCGAACTGCACAGCCGCGCGGTGCGCATGCTGCAGGTTCTGGTTGAACGTGGTGTCGTCCTTCCACACCGACTTCAGTTCGGTGGTCGCCTTCTCCACCTGCTGCTCGGGCGACAGGATGGTCTTCGCCTGGGCCAGCTGCGGCGCCATCTCGAAGTACTTGGCCATGACGACGTCGACCTGGCTCTGGCTCAGGCCGGCCTTGTGCATGTCGCCCAGCGCCGCCTGCAGCAGCTGGTCCTCGCCCGGCTTCCAGTCCTTGAGCGCCGCCTGCATGGTCTCGGGCACGGTGATCTTGTAATCCGCTGGCGCGGCTGGCGGAACGTCGCCGGCGCCGAAGCGCTTGGACAGTTCGCCGTAGCCGCCCAGCAGCTTGCCGGTGGATGCGTCCAGGTCGAGCGATCCGTCGTCCTTGAGCACCCGGTACTTCTCCGGGAATCGCTCGGACAGCGGCGGTGGTGCGGCCGGCGCAGCGGCGGTGCTCAGCAGGGAAGCGGCCGGCGCGGGAGCCGCGGCAGCGGGCGCAGACGCAGGCGCGGCAGCCGTGGCCGTCGCATCGCCGCCACCCGCGCTCGCGTCATCCGGGCTCAGCAAACGTCGAAATGGTCGAATCATCATCAGGTACTCCTTGTGCGAGGGCGATCTTGTTGAGGATGTGCTGCACCACCTTGAAGGCGCCAGCGTTGAAGGCCGTGTCTCGGTCGCCACCCGGACCCGGCACATACGGGTTGCGCCCGAAGCGTGCGACCAGGTCCTCGAGGATCAGCGCGCCCTCGGGGTTGTGCTCGAAGATCCGCAGGTAGGCGGCCGGGTCGATGCGTTCGGCCATGCGTCAGTAGCGCGCCATGTATTCCGCCACCTGCTGGGCGGTGAGCGCTCCCATCTCCAGCTGGACCGCGTAGGCCCGCTTCTCGGCTTCGAGCCGGAAGGCGCGGGAGAGCCAGTAGCGAAGCAGCCAAGGCAGCACCCAGGCGGCCCGTTGCTCCTTCAGGTGCACGGTCTCGTGGGCAATTAGGCCAGCGTTCGATTCCATGCCGGGCCGCACGAAGATGAACGGCCAGACGGTGAAGGCGTCGAAGCCGCCCGGGATCAGGTGTGTACGCACCAGCATGCTCACCTCACTGCGCAGTCGCCACCCGCTGCGCCATCGCGTCGGTCATGGCCGCCTGCTGGTTCTGTGCCTGGGCCTGCTGGGCTGCAGCCTGCTGTTCCTGCTTGCGCTGGTCGCGCAGCATCTTCAGTTGCCGCTCGTCGCGGATCACCTTCGGAGGGACGCCCAGGGCGTCGGAGATCACGCGCACAGCCTCTTCGCCGTTGATCAGGTCCAGGGCTTCGGGCTTCATCTGCGCCACCGATCCGACATCGACCATCAGGCGCTCGATCGCGGTCACTTCCTCGAGCTTCTGCGCACGCGCCATCGGGGACTTGTAGCGGACCTGCAGCACCCGGCCGGCCAGCGACTCGGGCGGGTCCTCGATGATCTTGACGCCGGGCTGGCCGCCCAGCTCGGGCCGACCCTGCCGAAAGCACAGGCCGAAGCAGCGCTCAACCATCGGCGCCAGCCATTCGGCTTGCATCCGGCCGTAGACCGGGCCCAGCAGCTGGCGCAGCAGCCCGACGTCTACGTGCACCTGCGTGGCGGTTGGCACCGGGCCGTCGCGCGGCTCCAGGTAGGTGGTCATCATCGTCTTGCGGATGGCCTGGCGCTTCTGGTCGCCCTTGGTGAACGAGACGTTGAAGTCCGCGCCAGACGTCAGCGCCTTCATGCTGTCCACGCTGTTGGCCACGATGACCTTGCGCGGGCCCACCTTGATCGTGCGCGGGTTGAGCACCCCATCGTCCTCGGCGATCCACATGCCCGAGACGGCGATGTCGGCAGCCATCTCCTCCATGATCAGCAGGGAGTTGAGGCTGCGCGCGTCGGGCAGCGCCTGCAGGGCTTGGCCCGTGGCGTAGCAGGACTTCGGGATCAGCCACCAGCGCGGCACCACACAGGGGAACTCGTGGTAACCGGCCTCGCGCAGGATGTTCTTGCCCTCGGCCTCGCACGTGTCGCTGGTGAACGCCAGGTTCTTCGACAGCAGCGAGCCCTCGCGGTAGCTGGGGTTCGGCTGGATGCGGCGCACCAGTTCAACCATCGTGTCGGGCGCACGCTGCGCCAGGTCCTTGACCCGGGCGCTGCACTTGTCGCCGAACTCGTTCACGCATGCTTCGGCCGACACCTCGTAGCAGCGGTACACGATGTCGATGGCGCCTCCGGGCTTACTGCTGGCGATGTAGCACTGCCCGAGGGGCCACTGCTCGAAGTGCAGGCCGCCGTTCTCGCGGTCCGCGTCGATGAACAGGACGAACCAGCCGGCCACGACGATGTCCATGGCGCACTCGAAGCCGGAAGCGTCGTAGTTCGCCCCGTGGATATTGGCCCACACCGTCTCGGAGGCATCACCCAGCCAGCGCTTTTCGGCATCGTTCACGCCGTCCACGGTCTGGTCGAACCAGATCGAATTGCTGGGCGTCAGGCCGGACATGATCGCCGCGGCCAGGCTGGCGGACGAGTCGCTGAGGGTCGAGTCCATCAGCTTGGCCCGCTTGCTCAGCGCCGTGTAGGCGTCGGGCGACGAGGCGAAGAACTCCTCGCCGCGGATAGGGAACGTGTAGTCGAAGCACTCGCGCCAGGTCGCTTCGTGGCGCGAGCGCAGGCTCTTCAGGGAGCCCAGGCGCTTGCAGAGGCTGGCGGCCTTGTCATCCATCTGGCCCTCAGCTCCCGAGCGTGGACTTGCCGGTCGCCAGCACCGACGACGTGGTGCCCGACTGGGTCACGCCCTGGGCGCCAGTGGCGAGCAGCGAGTTGGTGCGCTTGCGCCGGCGTGCCGCCGCAGTCTCCTGGTTGGCCTTGGTCTGCGCCTCGTTCTCGGACGCCAGGCGCTCGGCCTCGGCTTCCTGGCGCGCCTTCTCGCGATCCGCGTCAGCCTGGGCCGACGAATACCCGCCGCCACCGCCACACATCGCTCAGCCCTTCACCGGCGAGGCCGGCGGTTCCTTGACGATCCAGCCCTTGTCGGTCAGCTCGTGACCGCCGGCGACGACTGTGCCGCCTGCCTTGCCCTTGGCGGGCTTGGCCTTCAGGGCTTCGTTCTCGGCCCGCAGCCGGGCCATTTCCGCCTGCAGGGCTTCGACGTCCACGCTGGCCGGCGCTTTGTCCTGGCCGCCTGCGCCGCTCGCCTCGTCCATGTCGACGTCGGTCTCGTCGGCCGGCTGCGCGGATTCGCCTGGGGTCTGGATGGCGCGGGTTCGGATCATGGGGTTCAGCTCCTGCGGGGATAGGTTCAAGCGGGGCGAGTGTCCGGCCGGGAGCCGGTCGGATTCCCGACCATCGGCACGGCCGGCAGGTCAGCCCGCGCGCAGCCCGTGGCCTGCTGCCACAACGCGATCAGGCGCTCACCGTCGCCGTGCTTGGGCTCCGCGTCCAGGTTCTTCCAACCGATCACGGCCGACTTCGACACCTCGACGGCCGTCGCGATCGACTCGAGCGACATGCCGGCGCGCTTGAGGTCCATGAGCACGCGGAACCAGTCCGTGCGGGTGATGCGGATGCGCAAGACCGAGCGCATCAGGGCCGCACCTCCGCCACCCGGAACACCACGCCGCCGATGGTGATGCGCTGGCCGCGCGCCACCATCATGGGCGGGATGCGCCGCTCATCGACCGGCACCACCATCGGGCGCCACCGGCCGCGGCCCACGGGCTTGAGCACGAGGGTCACAGGATCCCGCTGCCTTCCTTCGCGCGCCGGGCGATGACCTCGGCGGTTGCGAGCTGGAACTTCCCGATGCGGCACGGCGTGTTGCCGGCGAAGGTCTGGCCGGCGTGGCGCATGGGGTCGGTGATGGCCGCGCACTGGCCGAAGCCGTAGGCGCGCAGCGGGCTGTCCTTGAGCTGCCAGTTGCGGCACTGCAGGCAGTTCATGCGATCAACGCCTCCTGCTGCGGCTGGTCAACGCCGATCGGCTCGACCGTCACCAGCACCCGGGGGGCCAGCGAGTAGCGCTTCGTGAGCGCCAGGTCCACCACCTGCACGTCGTCCTTCCAGACCACGCCGTTGATCGCGTCGAAGATGGCCTTGACCACGTTGTCCACGTCCGGCTTGGTCGTCGGGAAGATCTCGCCGGCGGCCGCGCTGCGCTGCTTCTTGGCCGACCAGCTGGCGGGGATCTGGCATTCGATCCGCATCCGGACTGTGCAGGGGCCCTCGATCAATGCAGCGCCGGACATGGCGCGGTGGGCAGCCAGCGCCACCATGCCCTCGTAGCTGGCCGTCTTGGCCGGCGTGAACATGCGGGCGTGGGCGCCGACCTTGCCGATTCGGGGGCGGCCCTTGCCGACCGGCTGGCCGGGGACTTCGAACTGGATCATGCTGCCCCCCCGAAATGCGCGCGCGCGGGCGAGGTATCGCGGCCCAGCTCGCGGCGTAGCTGTTCGATCAGGGGCGCCGGCGTGCGCAGTTCCAGGTGCGCTGCCCGTTCCTCCTGCGTCGCATCGTCGTCACACTCCAGCGCCTGGCCCAGGCATCGCCGGCCTTCGATACGGTGCACCTTCCAACCCATGGCGTGCAGTTCCGCGTCGCGCGCGGCGTCCTTGGCTTTGTCCTTGTGGAACTCGCTGCCGTCGCACTCGACAGCAACCCGGTGCACAGGATTCCCGAAGTCCACGAAGAACCGCCCGACGGGCAGCTGGGGCCACAGCGGCAAGCCGGCGGCCCGGATGTCCGACCAGAGCGCGGCCTCGATCGGCGTGAAGAGCAACACCCAATCGGCGATCTCGTACGGGTCGTCATGCAGCCAGGACGATTCGCCGGCATCGACCAGTCGCTGCTTCTGGGCGTAGTTGCTGCGGTAGAGCGCGAATCGCTCTTCCCAGGGGATTCCGCTGCTGATGCGGGCGTAGGTCATAGGTTGCTGCTCTGCTTCGATTGCCGCGCAACGCGCACGGGGCTGGTGGGGATGGAATGGTTCGCTGGCCAGTCGGCAAACCGGGTGTTCTCGCCTACGTACTGCAGGTCGATGTCTCCGGTGCGGCCGCCGCGCTGCTTGGCGACGCGCGCCTTTGCGTAGTGGCGCCACTCTTCCGAGAGGTCGGGATTCGCGACGATCGCGCGGTGCAGGAAGATGATCACGTCGGCGTCTTGCTCGATGGCGCCGCAGTCCTTGATGTCGGACATGCGCGGCATCGGGTCCTGCTCCTTCTCGACGCCGCGGTTGACCTGCACCAGGGCGATGATGGGGATCGCCAGTTCCTTGGCCAGGGCCTTCAGGCCGCGGCTCGCTTCCTCGAGCTGGTAGGTCCGCGGCGCCCGGCTGTCGGTCCCGGACATCAACTGCAGGTAGTCCACGATGAGCAGGCGCAGGCCGTGCCGGCGCTTGAGCGCGCGGGCCTTGGCGCGCACCTGGTTGATGTTCAAGCCGCCCTTGTCGTTGCTGAAGAACGGGATCTGACGCAGCTTCTCGACCGCCTCGGTGAGGCGTCCCCAGTGCTCGTTGTTCATGCGCTCAGGCCGGCGCAGCGAATGCAGCGGGATGGAGCCGACGTTCGCAATGGCGCGCTGGCCTCCCTCGTGGTTCTGCATCTCCATCGAGAACTTGCCGACCGGCTCGCGCCGCCTGGCCACGTTCACCCCGATGGTGTCCGCGATGGCTGACTTCCCCATCCCTGGGCGCGCACCGACGATGACCAACTGCCCGGGCCGCAGGCCGCCGTCGAGCATTTCATCGATGCCCCGGAGCCCGGTCGGCAGGTAGTCGGCGGGGCGTCCGGTGGAACGGCCTTCCTCGCGGGCCTGGATCAGATCCAGCTCCTGCACGACCATGCGTTCCATCGACTCCCACTCGTCGCCTGCCGCCTCGGGATTGATCCCCATGACCTTCTGCGCAGCCTCGTCCAGGATCGAGTCGATCGACTCGCCCTGCGGGTTGAACGCCTTCGTCGCAATCTCGTCGCTGACGCTCACCAGCCGGCGCAGGATGGAGCGCTCGCGCACGATCTCGGCATAGCGCCGCAGGTTGCCGGCGCCCGGGGTGTACTGGGCCAGGGCGTCGAGGTAGGCGATGCCGCCGGCTTCGGCGTCCTTGCCCGTTCGCTGCAGTTGGGCGTAGACCGTGACCACATCGGCGCCCTTGTTCTCCAGCGCCAACGCGGAAATGGCCGAGAACACGACGCGATGCTCGGCGCGGTAGAAGTCGCCTTCGGCCAGCATGTCGCCGACGCGATCCCACGCCGACTGGTCGAGCAGCAGGCCGCTCAGAACGGCGGTTTCAGCCTCGACCGAATGCGGCGGGACACGCAGCGACGCATGCTCTTCGGGCGGCAGAAATTCGGCTCGGGCGTTCATGCGGCCTCCCGATTTTTGTTGACGTAGTTGCCCTGAACGACCTTGGCGAAGTTGTCCTTGCCCATCAGCCACGAGAGGTCACAGCCGCCCCACGCGCCGCTTCGTCCGGTGAGGAAATCCGACTCGGCAACCTGCTCGAAGAACCGGCGAAACCAGTCGACGCCTTCCTCGGCGGTCGTGGCGTAGCGCTGGCCGTTGGTGCTCCGCGTGGCCGTCAGCAGCCACTTCCATCGCTGGCGCATGGCCTCGGCGCCTTTGCCGTTCGCCCACAGCTCTCGGCGTGGCTGCGGCAACTCGGGCACCAGTTCGGCAAAGAGGTCGAGAAGCTGCCCGTGCGGACATGGCGGCGGCTCGGCCGGCGGCAAGGCTTCGATAGAAGCCTGTATTGACACCGAAGTAGAAGAAGAAGATGAAGAAGAAGGGTGGGGGTTTTGGGGGGGTTTTTCGGCGGGTTTGGACCCCGGGTTCTCGTCCGGGTTTTGCGCCTTTTTCGGACGCCCCCCTTTACCCCCGTGCTCGGCACCCAACGCGCCGAACTCCTTGCCCTTCACCCCGTTCTGTCGGCCGATCTCTGCGCGGGTTTCGCGCTGGCGCTCATCCTCGACCATGCGCTTGCTGTAGATCACGCCCTCCTCTGTCCGGCGCGCCACGCCGTTGTCGAGCAGTTCCTGCATCAGCTTGGCGCATTGCCCCGGCGCGATGCCGACTTGGCCGGCGATATTGGCCGCCGTCATGGCGCGGCCGTTGACCGTGAGATGGCCGTACGGGTCGCACTCGTGCGCGAGGCACATCATCTCCACCCACAGGCCGCGGGCGGAGATGGAGCACGAGCGCAGTTCGACATCCTTCCGCCAGTCGGCCGGATAGAACTGGAACGCGGGACGCTTCATCCGACCATCCTCTGCTGGTGATCGAGCCGGGCCCGCTCGCCCTCGGAGCCGAAGTACTCGGCCTCCATGCGCGCCACCTGCGCTTCGCTGCGCTCCTTCACGGCCTGGGTCTGCTGGGCCAGCCAGTTCCTGGCGATCTCCATCTCGCCGGCGGCGTGCGCGGCGAGGAACCGGCGGCCGAGGGCTTCTATGAGGCACTCGCGCTCTTCGTCCGAAAGATGGTGGGTCATGCAGCTGCACGCTCCGCTTGAATTTCCTCGAGCACCGTGAGCTTCGCGCCGGCCAGCAGCCACTGCGTGATCGCCGTATTGCCACACGCGAGCTCGAAAGCCCGGATGGCCCATGCGGGAAGGTCACGCTCGCGCTTTCCGTCATGCAGGTAGCACGTGACGTGAGGCGCATACAGCCCCGCTTCCTCGGCGAGTCGGGCCTGGGTCATGTTGCGCACGCGGCGCAGATGCCAGCACAGCTTCACCGCATCGCGGTAGGTCTTGCACGAAGCGACTGTTGCGGGCGGAACGACGCTGGGTGCGTCGATCCTGCACAGCAGGCGCAGGGGGAGTTGTTCCAAGGGGGCCTCCATAGGAACGTTTGATGAAATGACCCATTGAGTTACCCAATGAGCCGGCTGAAAACTTGGTGCATGACGAACACGACGATCACGCCCTTTCAGCTGGGCCCGACCAGCCAGGCCGAAGCCTTGGCAGGCCCGCCGCGGACGACGAACCTGACTGGTGGACACAGCTGGAAAAGCGCGCATGTATCAGCCCTCGCCGGCCTCGCCGAAGTCGGCATCAATGTGGTCCCGCTGACCGCGCCCATCGGCGTTGATCCACACCAGGAACGCGACGAGCGCCAGCCATGCGAGGACGATCCAGGTCGAGGTGGCCATTCAGACGCTCCAGCGGTCGTAGGTGGAAGAGATGCCCACCGGCTTGGCGTGCGGGGCGAAGCACAGGCGGCAGGCGGCGTTGACGCAGCGCCACTCCATGCGGCCGGCCGGGTAGTTGGGGTAGACGGCCAGGGTCCGGCCGCATTCGATGCAGCGGTCGTCGGGGTCGAGGTGCTGGCGCACCACGCCGGCGGCGGGGGTGGTGACGGCGTGCACGGCTCAGGCGGCCTTCGCAGCTTCGGGTTCGCCGGCCTGCATGCGCAGGACGTCCCAAGCGACGTCCGGGCGCAGGTCTTCGCAGCGGACCTTGCCGCTCGTGGCGCGCTCTATCGACGGGCACTGCTCCGCCGGAACGCGCCGCTCTCCTTTGACCCACTGATTGACAGTAGGGGGTTTGACATCGAGGGCCCGTGCCAGGGCCGCTTGTCCGCCGACGATGTCTGCGGCGGTTTTGATCGCGCTCATGGCGCAATGATAAGGCTTTGCCTTACGTTGTCAACGGCATTGCCTTATTGGCACTCCGACAGGAAAGATAAGGCAATGCTTACTGGCAAGGAACTCGGCGAAGCGATCGCGGCGGCGATCAAGATGAAAGGCGTCAGCCAAAGGGCGCTGGCTGCCCATTTCGGAGTCAAGCCGCCGTCCGTCCAGGACTGGATCAAGCGCGGGACCATCGGGAAAGACAAGCTGCCGGGGCTCTGGGATTACTTTTCGGACGTCGTCGGGCCGGATCACTGGGGGCTTGGTGGATCGATGCTGCCCGGCCTTGAGGCGAGCAGTGCCGGGTATGTCGACAGCGCGCCTGCACAAGACCCCGGTGTGACCGCGACTGGGCACGGTCACTCGGTCAATGAGAGCGATTGGGCACTGCTTGAGGATTTCAAGATGCTGCCCGACGACGAAAAGGCGGCGTTGCGTGCCACGCTCAAGGGAAAGGCCGACCATGTGCGCAAGATCGTGGCCGAATACCTTGGCCGGCAGGGACTTAGCAGCACGCCTGCGACGAACCAGCGTGTGGAGGAAACGTTCGGCGTGCCGCCTCCGTCACCAGTGAGCACCTACAGAAAAATCACGCCGGTCCCCGCGCCCGCTGCCCCCAGCAGGAAAGGGGTGAAGTGATGCCGTACCAGCTCGTGCGCGACGCGATCAGCCAGGACACGGTCACAGCGCTGCGCCAGCTGCTGGTCCTGGCGGAGCAAGGAGAGCTGACCGGCATCGCCTTCACGGCGACCTTCCGCAAGATGCGCTACATCACCAACGTGGCGGGCATGCTGGCCAAGAACCCGACGTTCTGCCGCGGGGCGATTCGCGCCCTCGACGACGAGCTGTCCGCGATCATTCACCACAGAGACCCGCAAGAAACTCGATAGCACCGAGCAGCATAGATAGACCATGGAACACCAATTCGTCGACGCAACCGAGGCCGAGCTCAAACAAGCCGCGGCTGTCGCGCACGCGCAAGCCGCATCTGCCGAACGATGGGGCTACATCGTGGCGGCGATTATTGGGGTCGGCGGGATCATGGCATGGTACGTCTCGATACCGGTCGCCATCGCCGTCTACATGCTGCTCACCAAAGGTCCCAATCGAGCGCGCGACGCGGCAGATAATGCCTTGAGTACATATCGGGAAGCAATGCCTTCAGCGAGTGGGTATTAATGCTCGCCGCTCTCCTCTGCTTCGTCGTCGCCATCGCTGACGGCGACACGCTCACCGCGCGCTGCGGCGAGCCGGGGGCCTACGAGCAAGTGAAGGTGCGCCTGGCCGAGATCGACGCGCCTGAGAAGCGCCAGCCCTTCGGCCAAGTCAGCCGGCAGCACCTGGCAGCCTTGTGCTTCCAGAAGCAGGCCGAGATTCGGCCGGCCACCAAGGACCGCTACGGGCGCACCGTGGCGCGCGTGCGCTGCGCCGGCCAAGACGCAAACGCCGAGCAGGTGCGCGCCGGCCTGGCGTGGGCCTACACGCGCTACCTCACGGACCCGGCGATAGCGCGCATCGAGCAAGGGGCGCGGGCTGCGCGCCGCGGGCTCTGGGCCGATGCTGAGCCGATGGCGCCTTGGGAGTGGCGGCACGCGAGGAAGGCCGGAACGGGTGGATAGCGATCTGGTCCTTGGCTATGTGGCTGCCGCCGGCTGGGCCGGGCTGATGCTCTACCTGCCCTACCGGAGCCTGCGCGAGACCGGCCTGCGCGGTTGGCTTGATGCCCTGCGGAGAGCGCCGGGAGTTTCGCTCGCCTCGGCCATCCTCTGGGTGGCATGTGTCGGCGTTCTCCTTTGGGCCCTGACGGGGACGCGGCACTAAGCAGCGCCCCTTTCCGGTCACTGCCCGCTCCGGCGGGCTTTTTTGCGTCTGGGTCCTCGCCGGTTACAAATAAATAAGGCTTTGCCTATTGACGATAGGTTAGGCTGCGCCTTACTATCCATCCCATCACCAACACAGGAGATGGGGATGCAAGAAGTCAACGAGTCGGCGCGGCCTGGCCTCGAAGCCCACGCGAAGGCGATGGCGTCGCTGCGGCAGCTGCACGACGTGTGCAAGCGCATGGAGTGCGAGAACGACCTGGAGAAGCCCACCGAGGCCGAGTACCAGGCTGCGCTGGACGAGGCGGAGCGGGCGCTGGCGACGATGGGCTGGCCGGTGATGACGGGAGGTGCGTGATGGCAAAGCACACGATCAAGGGCTACATCGTCTGGGAGAAGTGGCACAGCGATGAACAAGGAAAGTTCGGCTTCGCCCACTACAAGCCGTCGACCGAACAGAGCACCTACGTAGATCGCGTTCTGGTGTGCGAGCACTCGTTCGAGGTTGATGTGCCCGACGACTTCGACCCGACGCCCGGCCTGATTGCCTCGCTGGAAGCGCAGAAGACCGAACTTCGCCTCAAGTTGGCCCGCGAGCTGATGGAGATCGACACGCGCATCAGCAAGCTGCAGGCGCTGCCGATGGCTGGGAGCGAAGCATGAGCCCGAGCACCTTCGCCGCCCTCCGAAACGATCAGATCGCCCGCGAAATGGGCGCCACCCTGCCCGAGCTGTACTGGCCGCCGCGTCGCATCGCCAACGGCCTGAAAACGTGCCGCGGCGTGGTCATCGGCGGCGCCATCCAGCCGCAGAAGCCGGTGTTGGGCGCCCATGCCGAACTGCTGCAGGCCGCGGTTCTGGAGCCTCGCACGGCCAAGCCGCTGCCCCTGCTGCAGCGCATCGCCGGCGCGGTGTGGAGGTGGTGCTGATGAACGCCCACCAAGCCACCGCCGCCCTGCGGCGCCTGCGCACGTACCCGACGTTCGATTGCGTCATCGACGGCGTGCCCTACGAGGTCGAGGTCGACTACTCGCCCAGCGAGCCGCACCGCGGCGCCGAGCTCGACATCCGCAGCGCCAAGGTCGGCGGCCACGACGTCTACGACCACCTGTCCAAGCCGGCGCGCGACAGCCTGGAGGCCCAGGCGTGGCTGCGGCTGGAAGCGCGGGCGCGGTGCGCAGCGCTGGCGGAGGACTGAGCCATGGGCGCGCCTGATCTTCCCCTGGGCCTGGTCTACGACCTGGACATCGACAAGTACCACGGCGGCCCGGGCCTGAGCAAGAGCGGCCTCGATTCGCTCGCGCGCAGCCCGGCCGTCTACCACGCGCTGCACATCGACCCGAACCGTCCCGCGCCGCGCGAGAAGGCCGGCCAGCTCGAAGGCAGCCTTGCCCACTGCGCGATCCTGGAGCCGGCGGAGTTCGACCGCCGGTATGCGGTGGGGCCGGCCGTGAACCGCAACACCAAGATCTGGAAGGAGTTCGTGGAAGCGAATTCCGGCATGGTTGCCATCCAGCCCGACCAGCGCGACGTCGCCCTGGCCCAGGCCGCCGCCGTCAATGCTCTGCCCGAAGTGCGCGAGGCGTTGTCGCTCGGCCGATCGGAGGTTTCGGCCTACTGGATCGACGAGAAGACCGGCGTGCTGTGCCGGTGCCGGCCGGACTGGGTGCACCCCGTGGTCGACAACAAGGCGATCCTGCTCGACCTGAAGACCTGCGGCGACGCCAGCCCGCACGAGTTCGTGCGCCAGGCCGCACGCAAGCGCTACGAGGTGCAGGACGCGTTCTACAGCGACGGCTTCGGCATCGCCGCCGGGCTCGACGTCCTCGCGTTCATCTTCGTGGCTGTCGAAACCGAGTACCCCTACGCCGCCAGCGCCTGCATGTTGGACGACGCATCACGCGCCAGCGGCCGCCTCAAGTACCGCGCCGGACTGGAGACCTACGCCGAGTGCCAGCGCACCGGCGTCTGGCCCGGCTTCGGCGCCGGCATCGAGCTCGTTTCCCTCCCGCAATGGTCCATCCAGAAAGAACCGACCGAATGACCAACTCCACCACCCTGGCCGACATCCGCGACGGCAAGAAGGCTCAGAACCCTGTCGTGCAGTTCAGCGCGTTCATGGACAAGCTCAAGCCGCAGATGGGCCTTGCGCTGCCCAAGCACCTCAACGCCGATCGCATGGCCCGTCTGGCCCTCACGGCGTTCAGCAGCACGCCGGCGCTGCAGAAGTGCAGCATGCAGACCATCGCGGCCAGCATCATGACGGCCGCTCAGCTGGGCCTCGAGCCGGGCATCGGCGGTCAGGGCTACCTGATCCCGTACGGCGGCACCTGCACCTTCGTGCCGGGCTGGAAGGGACTCGTCGACCTGGTTGCCCGCAGCGGCCGCGCGACGGTCTGGACGGGCGCTGTGTTCGCCGGCGACGAGTTCGACTACCAGCTGGGCGATGCGCCGTACTGCCGCCACAAGCCGGGCGACAGCGAGGGCGACTTCACGCACGTCTATGCGATCGGCCGCGTGAAGGATGCGCAGATGCCCGTCATCGAGGTCTGGACGCGCGCCAAGGTGGAGAAGCACCTGGAGCAGTTCAACAAGGTGGGCACGCGCCACTACTCGAAGGCCAGCGAATCGAACTTCGAGATGTATGCCCGCAAGGTGGCGCTGCTGCAGGTGCTCAAGTACATGCCGTCGAGCATCGAACTGCAGAACGCCATCGCCGTGTCGAACGCTTCCGAAGAAGGGCGCGGAACCATCATCGACGGCGATTTCGTGACCGTGCATGACGACCCGCCGGCGAGCGTCGACAAGGAGACCGGCGAGATTCGCGACGCCGGCCCTTCGTACGCAGCCCTGGCCGACCAAGTCAACAAGGCCACCAGCCGCGACACGGCCGACCTGGTGCTCGACACCGCGCGCCATCTGCCCGCCGACCAGCAGGACGAATTGGCCGCGCTGATCGAGCGCAAGTTCGCCGCCTGATTCCCCCGGCGCCAGCAGCCGGCCCGGGCCACTTCATCGCCTCCCTCCTCCTCGGCCCGAGCCCTTGCTGCGATCCGCTTCGGCGGGCGCCTTTTTTCTTCCCTCAACGCCAACGAAAGGCACCCATGTACGCCAATCAAATTCAAGCCAACGCCATCCGCCAAGCCTCTGGCATCGGCACCATCGCCGCCGACGGCATGGCGTCGGAGCCAGCAGCAGAGATCGAGCGCGAGATGAACCGCCTGAGCCACACCGCCAGCATTCTCGAAGGCAGCGTGGCTCGCCTGCGCGAGCGCCTGGAAACGCTGTGCTATGCCAACGCGCCCACCGAGGCCCGGCTGACGAACGAGGTTGAGCCGAACACCAACTTCGGCGGCCGCCTGCGCAGCATCGACAACTCGATGTCCGACAGCCTGAGCGTGCTCAAGTCGCTGTTGGACCGCCTGGCAATCAACTGACCACCACCGGAGCCACCTCATGCCCTTCCAGCTTTCCGAAGTCACGAAGATTACGGTCACCAATGCCAACCCGCGGCGCGAGCTGCACAGCGAAGAGCGCGTGCGCGCAATCGACATCGCCTTCTCCATCACCGGCGAGAACACGCTGCTCGACCTGATCGAGCCCGGCCTGCGCGAGCACCACTTCTGCAACAAGGCGCTGAAGGATGGCCAGGAGACGCTGCCCGACGTGGCGATCCCGCTGCCGAACCTGCGCTTCCCCTTCCTGCCCACGGCCTACGCCTACCGCAAGGGCGAGAAGTACCGCGGCTACCGCTTCATCTGGGACTGGGGCACCGAGGGCGCGCACGTCGACTTCACCGACGTGGTGCTGGCCAACCTGCACTACGAGATCGCCGAGGGCGGCAGCGTCGTCGTCATGGGCACGATCCAGTACAACGGCGACGAGCTGCAGGACAACGACCTGTACGGCGAGCTGGCTGGCCTCGCATCCGAAGGCGACATCTACATCCAGCTGCTGGCGCCGGCCGAGCTGCTGCCGGCGAAAAAGGGCTACCGCGCCGGCAAGCCCGACACGCCTCCGGTGCAGGAGCCCGACCCGGACGCCGGCGACATCTTCGCCGCGACGCATGCCGAAGAAGAAGACGAGACCGAGGAGGGCTGACCGGTGAGCATCAACGGGACCACCTACACCCCGCGCGCCGGCAGCGTCGCCTACCGCACCATCGACTTCTTCAGGGCGAACCCGGACGAAGAACTCAGCGTCGACGACATCGTCGAGAAGTTCGAACCCAGCACTGGCAATGTGAGTGCGTTCTTGGCCGAGCCGATCAAGCACGGTCTGATCATGCGCGAGCGCGATTCCAGCGGCGAGTACATGTTCAAGGCCGGCCCGAAGCTGAAGGGGCCCATGACCACCGAGCCCCTTGCAAAGGCCGTTCAGTGCATCGTGCCGGCCCCGAAGGTCAAGCGCGGCCTGGGCGTACTGGCCCTCGACCTGGACCTTGCGAGCATCCCCCTGCGCGATGACGTGCCCATGCCCGGCGCGACGGGCCTGAAGCGCAAGCGCCTGGACTACGCCCTGCTGCTGGACCGCATGAAGGTCGGGCAGTCGGCGCAGCTGCCCTACGCATGCCGCTTCACCCTGGGCAAGGCCATCAAGCTCGTGCACCAGGACGGCACCGGCCGGCGGTTCACCACGCGCAGCGACGCCGAAGCGGGCACGCTAGCTGTCTGGCGGGCGGAGTAGGCACAGCCATGAATCGCCGCCGCAACCCCACGACCTGGGCCGAGACCATCGTCGCGAGCCGGCCGACCGAGCCCGAAGTCGCCACCGAGACCATGGCCAAGCTCTACAGCGCGTTCGCGGACATGAAGGCCGGCGGCAGCGATGGCGAGACCTTCGACCGTCTGGCCAGCGCCGTCAACGTCGGGATGATCCGCGCCGAGGAAATCGACCCGGTGTGCGTGCAGCCGATGCTGGCCGCGCGCGATGCGCTCATCCACGCCGACGAGATCATGGGCCGACACCGGCGCTACGGCTTCGACGGGCCCGGCCTGCAAGCCATGGCTGCGGGCTTGGAGGTCTACGAAGAGATCCTACGCAACAGCACGCCTAACCAGATGGCCGAGGCCGCGCGCGAGTCGCGTCGGCGCATGCAGCGCCAGGTGGCGCAGGAAGCAACAGGAGAGAAAGCATGAGCAACGAACAACGGAAGGCCGAAGCGCTGGCGGTGCCGAGTGAGATCGCCATCATCATCGAGAACCTGCACACACAGGACAACCGAATCACCGACAACCCGCTGTTCGCAGTGCAGCAAAAGCGCCGCGTGTACGGTGTTGACGACGATCACAAGGACGGTGCAACTTACATCACCGACGATGGGGTTGAGTTTGACGCTCTCCAGCAGAACACGCGCAAGGTTGGCTATTTGGACCGCTGGGAGTTCGTCACTGGCTGCATGACAGAACAGGGCTGCAAGGACTACATCGCCTGCAACGGCCACAACCTGCACGAACCGCGCATCTACGCCTACGGGTCGTACCGCAATGCCGAGTTCATCGCCCTGCGCAAGTGGCTGATGAGTCTGCGCGGTCTCGCCACCCCCACCGACAGCGCCGCCAATGCGGAATTGCGAAGCGTGTACGAGACGCTGGAGACGATCGCGGCATTCCTGAATATCGACCTTGAAGCGGCCAAGAAGGCACCCAGCAAGCCGTCCGATGTCTACATCGCCGCCATTAAGGCTTGCGCCGCCAATGCGGGGGCGGTGCCGATTCATGCGATGGTCGATGCAGTGATGAATCTCGCCGACCGCTATGCACATGTCTACTCTTTCGTCGGCGATGACACGATGCCCAAGGCGCGTGCAGAACTGGCGAAGGCCGTTGCCGCACTTGTAGCTCCTGCCGTCCAAGAGGCATTCATGCAGCCCAATGCGGACTTCAGCTACTGGAAGTGCCCCGATCACCCAGACTCGGAGGGGTACGTATTTAAGCGCGTGGACGGCTCGTATGTCTGCGGGCTGTGCTGGAAGACAGGGGAATTCGCCACCAAGGCCGACAGCAGCGAGCCCAGGGCGTACAACCGTGCGCGTGAGATGGCCGACCGGGTGTATGACTGCCTCGATTCCATCGGCACGGGCTGGGACGAAGACGACATTGATGAGGTGCAGGGCAAATTGCTGCCCGAGGTCTACGACTGTCTCAACCTGCTTGCAATGGCTCACGACGCCTCTGGCTCCCCGGCAGCGGCACGGGCGGGGGAAGTGCTTGGCTCTCCACATCCTGACTGGCCCGAAGACCTGCAGACTTTTGCCGAGCGCAGTGCATACCAACGCGGTGTTGCCGATGCTCGCAGGATTGCCACCTTGGCACAAGCGGGGGTGAGCGATGCG